GCTATTTAAAAATGATTGTAGGTAGTTGATATTTAAAAATTAGTTGATATAAAGTGAGGTGCGCATATTGGCAAGATCAGATATTTTACCAGTACGCGAGATAGAATATCGGTGCGATAAATGCGGAAGGATTGATTTACAACCTGCCAACTTTTTCAGAAGTAATAGTACGTTATATAACAATAACGGCTATTTGCCAGCATGTAAAGATTGTCTCGCGCAGATTTATAATAGATACTTATTAAATTTTCATGATGTCCGTAAAGCAATAAAGCGGATATGTATGGCTTTTGATTTATATTATAACGATTCTATTGTTGATAAGTGTTTAAAGAATTCTAATGCAGCTACTCCTTCAATTGGCGATTATGTAAAAAAACTTAACTTATCACAGTATAAAGGGAAAACTTTTGATCATTCTATTGATGAAGGATTTATTCTTGATCTTGATGATAATGTTGTGATTCAACCAGAAGAAGAAGTAAAGCCACTTACAACAATTCCTGATTCTGTCCGTATTAGATGGGGATCAGGATTATCTGATGATGAATATAAGACTTTAGAAGAACACTATAAGTATTTGAAAAAAGCAAATCCTGATTTCGATAGCAATCAGGAAATATTTATTATGGATTTATGTCAGACTAAAATGCAGCAGACAAGAGCAATGAAATCTGGTAGGACTGACGATTATATTAAATTGACTGAATCATATAGAAAGACTTTTGCACAGGCTGGATTAAAGACAACACCTGATACTTCAGAATCAAATAATGAAAGTTGGGGTACATGGATAGGAATCATAAGTAAATATACGCCAGAAGAATATTATAAAGACAAGACGCTTTATAAAGATTTTGATGGAATCGGTGAATATTTTAAACGATTTGTTTTAAGACCATTGAAGAATCTGCAATTTGGAACTACAGACAGGGATAAAGAATATTTCGTGAGTGACGAAGAAGAATAATGTCAAGATACGTTACAAAGAAATCCAAGAAGATTTCTGAACTTGCAGATGAACTTCAAATTGGATTGTATAAAAAAATGCCAAGCGGTCATTTTTTGAACAGTCAAGATAACATGCATCATGTACTTCTATGGAATACATTTTTCAGAAGAAATCTTCATAGATTTGCAAAAGATTTTTTAGGTATAAATTTACATATTTATCAGTCAATAATACTATATTTAATGAGCGTGAGTCAGTTATGCGTAATTATTGCTTGTCGTGCTGCTGCAAAATCGCTTGTTATTTCTATATACGCAGTTTGTATTTGTATACTTCGTCCATTTTCCGAAGTTGTTTTAAGTTCAGCAACAAGAGGACAATCGGCGTTAATTGTAAAAGATAAAATAAGTAAGTTTCTTATGAATTACCCGATGGTTTCCAATGAGATAGAAAGTATTAAAACATCTCAGGACGAGGTTATTGTTTGGTTCAGAAATAAAAGTCAAATAAAAGTTGTTACTGCAAGTGAAAATGGTAGAGGTAATAGATCAACCGTTTTAATTCGTGAAGAGTTTAGACAAATTAAAAAGTTTGTTGATGATAGCATCTTATCTCCATTTCAGGTAATGCGACAAGCACCTTATGCCACATCTGGCGAATATGCAAATGTACCAGATGCGTTAGATGAATCTGTTGATATTTATATAAGTTCAAGTTGGCTCGACAACGGGCATTGGATGTGGAACATCGTGGATCAGGCATATAAAGAATCATTTGTTAGTGACAATTCAATATTATTGGCTTTCGATGAGTCGATAGTATTGAAACATAATATCAAAAGTCTTACTCAGTTACGGAAAGAAAAGAAAAAGCAAGACCCTTTAACTTGGCGAAGAGAATTTTTAAATGAAAGAGTAAAGGAAAACACATCTGCATATTTTACATATTCAATGCTTCAGCAAAACCAAAGGTTAAAGAAACCTTTCTATCCAAGAGACAGCATGGATGTGCGAATCGGAAAGAAAAACAAGTTTGACATTCCAAAACAAAAAGGAGAAATTCGCGTTGTTTGTTGCGATATGGCTTTTGTTGAAAATAAGAAGAATGATAATTCTATTTTTTCATGTGGACGTTTAATACCTGAATTTACAAAATATAGACGAAGCGATGATGATACAGATAGAGAAATAAATAATGGATATAGGGTTATGATACCATATCTCGAATCGGTACAAGGTGGGGATACAACGAAGCAAGCATTAAGAATACGACAACTGTATGAAGATTTTAATGCAGATTACGTGATTTTAGATTTACGAAATGCTGGTAGAAATGCCGTTCAAATTCGGAAACGATTTGAATTATTAGTGTGGAGAAAATCGGGGATGCTGAGATGCAAATCCGAACCGAAGGCTATATGTAAAAGTATAGTCAGGTGCAACGCATAGATTTACTGAAACTTTTTAAATCTTTATAAGGCTCTATGAGTCATAATTAAAGGAGAAATATTATGGAAAAATTTTGTATTATTAACGGTTTTGATAATTATGCAATATCAAATTACGGAAGAATTAAAAATATAAAAAATGGCAGAATATTAAAACCTTGTGTTAATCACAATGGATATTACAGTTATGTATTTTGTCAAAATGGAATAAAAAAAGGATTTAGAATACATAGGTTGGTTGCAATATATCATGTTCCTAATCCAAACAATTTACCGTATGTCAATCATATAGATGGTGACAAACTAAATAATAATGCAAATAACCTTGAATGGTGTACAGCCAAATATAATGATACTCATGCAAGAGAAAATAATCTAAAAAAACAGAATAAACCAATTCTTGCAACTAATATAGAAACCAACGAAAAAAATGTTTTTTATAGTATTGGGGAAGCATCTGGAATAATAGGTGTGAATAAAGGAAATATATATCGGGTATTAAATCATATAAAAGGTTGCAAACAAACACGAGGTTATACTTTTCAATATATTTAATCAAAAAGAATATAATGTAGAACTTTGAGTAGTTTATCGCTTAATGCGATTCCACGAGTCCACACTACCTAAAAGTATAAAGATATTTTTTATATTCATGGTAAAAAGGTATGCTGAACGTGTCAGAAAATGAACTGACAGATGTATTGGATAAAAAGCCAATACGATAACAATTTGATTTCGATTTACGATATGCTTGCAAATATTATGTATGATGATGAACGTGATATAGAATATGCACCTTTAACTTGTATGAATGATGAAAATGTTGCCAACAGGATTAGATTTGAAGGCGCAGAAGAAAGAATATTTGTAATTAGTGCTTCACAAAAATTAAACAGTGATATTGCTATCAATTTCCGTCATTACCTTGTTGATAAGAAAATTGATTTGCTTATTCCTTTTCAAGAAGCGCAAGAAGAAATTCTTTCTCAGATTCAGGAATATATAGAAGCCCCATCTGCTGACGATCAAATATTCTATGAAAGCCCATTCTTAGAAACACAGGCTTTGATTTCTGAGACAACGGAATTGACATATGAAAAGAAAGAACAGACAGGCGTTATTGTTGTCAAAGAACAAGGTAACAACAGAAAAGATAGATACACTTCTGTTTCATATTTGTGCTACTTCGCAAATAAGTTGGCGCAAGATTTAAGCACAATGAATGAGGAGTACGAATATGGATGCTATATAAATTAACGAGGAGGTTTATCATATGGCAAAAAGAAACAATACAACTTCCTCTTATAATAGACGAAGTGATTATAAAAAACGAAACTACGAAAACAATCAACAGCAAGAAATAAGACAAGATAATAATGAATATGAATTCAATTCATATCGTTCTTATCGTTTGAATTCACTTTCATACTATGGAATGATGAATGTTTTTGACTTATATAAGCCAGAACAAATAAGAGATCTAATCCGTGATCCAATGGCGAATAACCAGATTTTACGTGAAATCTCAAGAATCATATACGGCTGTAATGGTATTTATACAAACACGGTCGATTATATGGTATCAATGTCAACACTTGATAATGTAATAGTCCCTTATGGGGATAGCAAACAAAAAAAGAAAAGAAATAGACTCTTAATGGAATCTACGCTTAGAAACATTAAGCATAAAGAAATTGTACGAGATGCTCTTTTCCGTGGAATGGTCGATGGAATAGCTTTCTATTATTTCGAAACAACTAAAAGACCATTGTCAAATGAAAAGATAATGAAGAACTATGATGTTGAAAGTATATATGAAATAAATGAATTAGGTATTAACGCATCCGTCATTTCTTTATCTCCTGATTACACAAGAATAGTTGGCATAAGAAATTCAAATTATCAGTTAGCATTTGATCTATCATATTTTGATAACTGCGAAGGTGAAGATGCCAAACGGAAATTAAGGAAATATCCTAAAGAAATTCGTGATGCATACAATAATGGTAATCATGAACGTTGGGTTGTTCTTGACCCAACAAAAACAATTGTACACAAGATAAGAAGCAGCAAGGACGAACCTTGGGGAAGACCTCTTGTGCTTGCTGCAATTAGTAATATCCTTTATGGAGATTATTTTACAGATACAAAAAGAAATGTATTGGATGAAATAAATAATAGAATTATTTACCAGACATTCCCAGAAGGAAAAGATAAAGGCACTTCTGCTCTTTCGCAGAAACAGCAACAAAATCAGCACGATAAAGTCAAAGGCGCAGTGATGAATAAAAATAATCGTGGTGGAATTTCTTTCTTTTCTGTTGCGGCAGGTACTAAGATTAGTAGTATTGACGCAAGTAATACGGATATTTTCGATGATAAATATGAGTCAAATCTCGAAGATAAGGTTGCAATGGATTTAGGTATTGCGTCTTCTCTTTTGAGCGGATCAGGTAGTGGGAACTATTCTTCACAAGTAAATAACTTAGAGCTTTTAAGCTCGCAAGTATTTCAATGGATATGCCAGATTGAATCAGAATTAAATAAATGTATCAATGCTAATATTATTAAAGATAAGAAAAATCGTGTAGAATGCAAATACTTACCAACTACATATGTTAATCAAAAAGTAATGGTTGCAAATGCGAAGGATCTTTATCTGCAAGGCAAAGGGTCGCTTGCTCTTTGGGCGAGCGCTTCAGGAATTTCGCCAGAAGTCTATTTTGCATTAATGGATCAAGAGCTAGAGGATGATATTGAAAATAAATATCCTGTTCATCAAACTAGCTTTACTTACACTTCTGAGGATAAAAAAGCTGGTAGGCCAACCAAAGATGATAGTTCTAATTATAGCACATTACAAACTAAGGCTAACAATACAAATGGAACTCCTGCGCCGAGTACAAAATAAAACAATTTTGAGGCACAATAAAATATGATTTTGAAAAACGATGATGAGTCGTATACAAATAAAGATGATTATATTTATATTGTAACCACTGATAATGACACTGCTGATGAATTAAGCAATCTTGGTTTTGAATTAATATTAGCAGAACAGAATAAGTGGGTTTTTAGATATTTATAAATTCAATATATTTAGAGGACAGTTTTATTACTGCCCTCTTTTTATATACATATATGTTCACAAGGAGGCAACTTGAAATGAAATCTTTTGAGCTTTCTAAGAAAGTATCAAAAAACGGTCGCAGACATTTCAAGGTTATACTGCACGAGATTTATCCTGACTCATGCGTGGATGAGGAAAGAGGTATTGCAAATCAGTATAACGAAAATGGTATTTCTTGGATCAGAGAATATTGTGAACAAGCTCTTCCTACTATCAAAGGAATGAGTCTTAAATGCGAATTTCTCGATGAAGAAAGAACTATCCTGAATGGGCATGGTGAAACAGAAATCAAAGATGGATTACCAATATTCGAAAACGCCGTTATGATTGGCACTTTTGAAAATGGATACATTACGGATATTGAAACTGATGAAGGTATAAAAACTGTTTGCGTAGGAGAAGGAACTATTGACGGTTTATGTTATCACAATTTCTGTGAGAAATTAGAAGATGATATAGATAATGACAATGCTCCAAATGGCAGTGTCGAAATCCTAAAAACAGGTGACAATCAAGCAATTATTTATAAATACGGTTATAAAGATTATGGTCGTATTCCAATGGTTTTCGAATATTCGGGTTTTGCCCTGCTTTCGGTTAGACCTGCTGACCAAACAGCAAAAATACTTGAATTAAACAATGTTAACAGGGAGGAAAACACGATGGGTGAGAATGAAATCAAAGCTATCGTTTCTCAAGTTGTTAGCGAAATGAATTCTTCTGCTGAAGAAATTAATAAGATGCGCGAAGAATGTGAACAGCGTATTGCTGAATCGCAAAATTATGTCAATGAATTGCAGAGTGAAATCAATCGTCTTAATGGCGAGATCGCTGAACTTGAGTCTAAAGTAAATGCACTTAATGAAGCCAACACTGCACTAACTTCTGAGAAAGAATCGCTTTCAGTCGAAGTAAATGAAATGAGAACTAATCTGGAAGAAGCTCAGAAGAAAGAAAAGATCGGTGAGCTTAATGAAGCTATCAAAGAGTTTACTGATGAGCAGAAAGCTTATGCACAGGCTGAGATTGATACATTTAATGAAAATCCGCTTACAAGCGAAATCAATTCTGTAGTGGACAAGATTCATGCAGAAATTGGAAAGAAATATATCGAAGATGCAAAGAAAGCTTCTGAAAACAACGAAAATGAAGTAGAAGATATTTTTTCTGAGATCAACGAAAAGAAAGTTGGTGCAGATGATATTGACATTTTCTAATTTGAATAAATTAGGAGGAAATAGCAATGATTAAATTTGAACAAGTTGGTCAGATGGATATAGCCAAGATCAATCCAGAGCTTACATCTGAAAACGATGTAATGAATAATTCATTCATCGTAGATAATGGTGTGACATATTTAATCCTGAATGACATTCATGGAGATGATGCTTATAAAGATGCAGTTGTAATCAAGGCTGGCGAGTATCTGAATGGATATGATGTATCCGTTTATAATGGTCAGAAACTTCTTATTGATGAAAAGCATATCGCTTATGCTGAGGGTAAGAGTTATGCTGATCTTACAGTTGGCACAATGCTGAAAGTTGCCACTACAGGAAAACTCGAAGTTACTGCTGCTGCTCCCGCTTCTGGTGTATATTTTGTTGTTACTGACAAGATTACGCTTACAGAGAAAGCTGTCAAAGCAAGAGTCGTTGTTTGTTAAGAAACATACAATTGATTAAGACACATATTACATTTGGAGGTAATTCAAAATGAATACAACTTACGAATTAAACAATCTTCGTAAAGATTCTGATTACCTTAACAGAGAAATGCGTGCAAATTCTATTGTTTCGGAAGTTTTCTCTGCTATGGTTAATGGAAAAGAAGTAGGCGCTATTAAAGGTGCTGATAAGGCGGTTAATTATATTAAAGAACTCGGTGCGCGTGCTGAAAATGGTGATTTTAATGCTGTTGCAGAACTGAACACACTTCGTAGATTCGTTATTGAAACTCCTCTGCTTCAGGAAATAAAGATGCTTTCTATCTTTGGTTCCTATCAGGCAGTTGGTTTTGATGAAACCATCGAACGTGAAATTTATAAGCATGTTGGTGAACGTT